TCACTGAGTAAATTTGGGCGAGGCATGGGTATGCTGGCTGACAAGATACTGCCTGGATTTGCCAGCGGTCTGTCAGGCATATTAGGTAAACTTGGTGGATTTGGTGGCGTGCTTGGCTCGTTGGCTTTACTGGCTGCTGGCGGCGCTATAGTGGATACCATAGCTGGTGTTGCTGGAGTTGGTGGCAAAGAAATCAACGAAAAGCAAGATGAAGCCAATTGGGAACGCATGGGTTTTTTCCAGAAGATGCAGTCTGGGTTGGCTCGCGGTATCGAAACGCTAGGCAGTGCGCTGTTCATGGGCAATATGGCCAATGAAGCCAGAGCCAAACGCATACAATCCGAGACCGAGTTCCTGGCCAAATCTTCAAGTATGTCCCCGACAGCCAACGTCTCGGTACCGCCGGCAGTACAGGCGGATCTAGACAAGTTTAATTTTGATAGATATACCGATCTTCCTAGCACGTTGAAAGGACAAGAAAGTCGGACCGACATGAGCGAAATCATGAGTTATCTTTCTTCGATAAGTTCGGACATCGCTGCTATCAGATCCAACACACGCGGCGAAAGCGCCACTACACCGGTGCGCTTAGGTTGATAACACAAGGTAAGTAAACGACTATGGCATCATGGAAAAAACATTTTAGGATCTGGGATCCTCAGGCCGAGCAGACCAATGCTGGTCCACGAGCCATGCCGGGCGCGGCTAATAAATTCGCATCCTGGTTACAGGACGTCTACACTGGAAAGACCAATCGAGTAGAACGCTACAGCCAGTATGAGCAGATGGATCAAGATTCTGAGATCAATGCTGCCTTAGACACCATCGCTGAATTCTGCACGCAGTCCGACACTGACACTAACTTGCCTTTTGAAGTCAAGTGGAAGACAGATCCTACCGAAAGCGAAAGCCGCGTCATCGCTGAAACCTTGAGGAAGTGGACGGCCATCAACAAATGGGATCAGCGTAGTTTCCGCACTTTCCGCTCAGCCATCAAGTACGGCGATCATTTCTTCCTGAGAGATCCTGAGACCTTTGAGCTCTATTGGGTAAACCCTGCCGAAGTCAAGCGTGCCGTCATCAACGAAGCCGAAGGCCGCGAGATCGAGCAGTATGTGATCTCCAACCTGCATCCTAACTTTGCCATGAAGGTGGCTACCAAGCCCATCGAGAATGTACAGACCATGGCCAACATCGTGCCCACGGGCCCTAACAACTCGTTCACCGTCAGCCAAAGCCTGTACAAGAGCGGCGAAACCGGCAACGAAGTAGCCATTGACGCCAAGCATGTGATACACATCAGCCTTTCGGAAGGCCTAGATGGCAACTGGCCTTTTGGTGCCAGCATACTGGATTCTATCTTCAAGGTCTACAAACAAAAAGAACTCATCGAAGATGCTACCATCATCTATCGTGTGCAGCGTGCTCCAGAACGTCGTGTGTTCTACATCGACACTGGTAACTTGCCAGCACATCAGGCCATGGCCTTCGTTGAACGTGTGAAAAACGAGATACATCAGCGCAGGATACCCACACGTGCTGGCGGCGGAACAACTATGGATTCCAGTTATAATCCCTTGAGCATCATGGAAGATTTCTTCTTCGCACAGACCGCAGACGGACGTGGATCAAAAGTAGAAGTCCTACCAGGAGGAACCAATCTTGGCGAAATCGACGATCTTAAATTCTTTACCAATAAGATGCTGCGCGGCCTGCGTATCCCTAGCAGCTACTTGCCTACTGGTCCTGATGATAGTGCTGTGGCATTTACTGACGGCAGAGTAGGAACGGCGCTGATACAAGAATATCGTTTTAACCGCTATTGCCGGCGCTTACAAGGCCTGGTAGCACCCTATCTCGATCGAGAGTTCAAGACATTCCTTAAGCATCGTGGCATCAACATTGACTCATCAAGTTTTGACATTGATTTCTTAGAGCCACAGAACTTCAGTGACTATCGAGAGATCGAAGTCAACAATGCACGTGCTGCCGTGTTTACACAGTTAGCTGAAGTGCCTTATCTGGCACATCGCTTCAAACTGCAGAAGTTCCTGGGACTCACCGAAGACGAGATACTTGACAATGAACGACTTTGGCGTGAAGAAAATGCCGGCGAAGCCGAGTCCACTGGTACCAGTCTTGCTGACATTGGTGCTAAACCACCAGGTGAAATGGACATGGATCTAGCCGCTGACCTAGAAACTGCTGTACCTGTTGAAGCAGGCACCGAAGGTGGCGGTGAAATCGTTCCTGGTGCTCCTTCTGCTGTACCAGCCCCGGCAACACCGCCGGCTGCATAAGTAATCATATGAGGTTCTATGACTTATTGCAATTTGAAAACGAAATCGAATCCGAACAGGATCCAGAAGTAGCTTTCTATTCAGATTTACGCCGTCATAGGCTCACGCTCGAGCATATCAATCGCTTGAGAAAACTACGAGAACTACGCGAGTATGAAACCAAAAATCGTTTAGAACTCGTAAAAAAGATGTACGCAAGACCCGCTCCAATGGCTTGATAGCCCGCTTTTTGGAGGAAAAACGGCGAGAAAAAACGCAGTTTTTCCACCATATCCCCTATTTCTCTCCGCGCCAATAGTAAGTAGTTTTTGGTATAAACCGCCTTCGCGCAAAGGAGAATACACAATGAGTAAAACCGTACTTGAGCAGGCGCTCGAGCACCTCTTGAACAAAGAAGAGGACAAAGCTGCCGGCCTGCTGCACGATTACTACGTCGGTATCGGTCGCAAAGTCTATGAAGACATCATGACGGACGATGCTGATCTCGAACAAGAAGAAGCCATCCAAGACGTGACAGATGCTATCGAAGAAGTCGACGCAGAACTCACCGAAGAGGGTGATGAAGAAGACATGGGCGACGAAGAAGCCGCTGCTGAAATGGGTGACGAAATGGGTGCAGAACCCGAGTCTGAGCCTGTGAACGCCGACGCTGCTGACGTTGCTGACGCCATGGTTGATGTTGAGTCTGCCCTGGCCAAACTCAAAGCAGAATTTGAAGACATGCTTGCTGGTGAAGAAGATGCTGGTGAAGAAGCTGCTGCCGAAATGCCCGCCGAAGAAATGCCACAGGAAAGCATCGAAGAGTCTGCTGAACTGACTAAAGTAGCTGCTCCTAGCAACAACGACGAAGCAGATCAAAAACACAGCCCAGTAGCTGGCAAAAACGCAGAAATGTCTCGCCCAGCAACTAAGTTTGGTGGTTCCACCACCGGTGAAGGCGTTGCCAGTGGTACAACACCAGCCAAGGCTCCTAAGTCTCAGGATCTAGGCGGCACAACCAAACCAGCATTGGCCAAAGTTGGTGCACCTGGTACAGCACCCGGACGTGAAGCAGGCGCAAGTGCCTCGACACTTCCAAAGGCTTAATACACTATGAACTTACAGCCATTACGTGAAAGACTGAGTTTTGATCAGGCTAGGATGACAGTTGAATCCCAGCAGGATGCCAATGGCGGTAAGAACCTCTACATGAGCGGGATCTTTATCCAAGGTGACAAGAAAAACTTTAACGAGCGTGTCTACCCCATGAACGAGATCTCCCGTGCAGTGGAAAGCATCAAGCAACGATTGAAAGAAGGCTACTCAGTGCTAGGCGAAGCAGATCACCCTGATGACTTACAAGTCAACATCGATCGCGTGAGCCATATGATCACTGAGATGTGGATGGACGGTAGCGATGGTTATGGTAAACTCAAGATCATTCCTACACCCATGGGCAACATCATCAAGACACTCCTCGAAAGCGGCGTGAAACTTGGTGTGAGTTCTCGTGGTTCAGGCAATGTTGGATCCAACGGTCAAGTCTCGGATTTCGAGATAGTCACTGTAGACGTGGTAGCACAACCCAGTGCTCCTGACGCTTATCCAACAGCCATCTACGAAAGAGTCATGCAAGATCGTCGCCGTGCCGCTCTCATGGATGTGGCCTACGCGGTGAACCACGATCGGTCCGCACAAAAGCATCTCCAAACAGAGGTGCTACGATTCATCGAGAATCTTAGGAAAGTCTAAGGAGACAGAGAATGAGTAACTTCACAGAATTGCTCGGCTCGGTAGTACTGTCCGAAGAGGTGCGTGAGAACATCAACACCGCTTGGGAAACACATCTCGCAGAAAGCAGAGAGCAGATTACCGCAGAACTGCGTGAAGAATTCGCTTCACGCTACGAGCACGACAAAGGCCTGTTAGTAGAAGCCATGGACAAATTGATCCATGATACTATCACCAGCGCCAGCACTGAGTTTAAACAACTGCACGAAGCTGCTGTTGAGCAGCGTGTCAAGTACGCTACCCAGATGAAAGAAAATGCAGAACTCCTGCAGAAATTCGTCATGGAGACACTGGCTCGCGAGATTGGCGAACTCAAAGCAGATCGCGAATCACAAAAACAGACTCTGTCACAGTTAGAAGAGTTTGCACTCCGCAAACTGACTTCTGAGTTGACAGAACTGCACGAAGACCACAAGCAACTGGTAGACGCTCGCGTCAAACTGGTAGCCGAAGGTCGCAAAGCCATCGAAGAAGCAC